TATCAACAAATTTCTTGCATAAAAAAAGGCCGCCCGCAAGCAGCCCCTTATGAATGATTTTGACAAATCTAATTATATCACGTGGGGTGAGCGAGTGGTACTGTTGCCAGAACTAGATGACAAAGCTACTAGAAGAAATGCACGGGCAGTTTTAAATCGATTTAGAAGCTATGCTCGAATGGCTGGGCGTCCATTAGTAGAAATCAAATCGCCCACGATTGATGATATGCCAAAGGCACAAGCTTATGGTAATTCGGCTGAAAAAAGGATTGTCGGTATCATTAATGCCCAAGTAGAAATAGAGAAGATCCAACAAGCAATGGCGTTCTTGTCTTTCGATAATTATTTGGTTCTGTATTATTCGTACTTTGTTCCTGAAAAGTTATCGAATGATGAAATCGCAAAAAAAATTAAGGTTTTAACAGACAAAAACGTAGATTATCGTAAGCGAAAGGCACTGCTTCAATTTGCTGAGGCTTATCCAGGACAATCTCTGTTGGTATGGAAGCAAAACTAGATTTCATTGGGAAATCGTTAAGAAATCATTCGGAAAAAAGTTCGAATTAATGCGATATAGTGATATTGTGGTTAATTTCAAAAAGGGCCCTATTAAAGGGTGGCGTGAAGGTTAGTTATGCCGGTTCGAGTCCGGGGCACGCCATTGCCAGACTGTGACCTCCTTTCATAATTAGCTCACTGGCTTAGATTTGATTTTTGTTTTGTCATTCAAAAATGCAGTCTGGTATATAAAGTGGTTATTCCTTATGGATGACCACTTTTTTAGTACATATTAATAAATCTCCGGAAAGGAGGTGGTGTTATTGGCAATGCGCATTCATTCAAAATTCGGTTATTGTACGGTCGAAGAAACCAAGATTGATGCACGACTTGAGAAATGGCTTAAATAAGAAAAAGCCAAAAAGAAAAAATAGTCATCCTAATTATTGATCATGAGGTGTGGTGATATGTAATGAAACGAAAATTAACACCTAAGCAGCAGAAGTTTGCCGATGAGTATATTGTGTCGGGCAATGCCGCTGATGCGGCTCGTAAGGCTGGTTACAGCGAACGAACAGCCCGAAGTGTTGGTCAAGAGAACCTGACAAAACCTGACATCAAGAATTACATCGAAACTAGGCTAAAGCAGCTTGCTAGTAAACGGGTCGCAACTCAGCAAGAAGTGTTAGAATTTCTGACAAGAATCATGAGACGTGAGGAATTGGAACAGGTCGTTATTACAATGCGCAAGGCCAGAAGTATTCCAGTCACAGAAGCTGATGGCAAAACTTACGATAGATTAGTTTACGAAGATGTTGAAGACGTTGTTGATACCAAAACAAAGAACTCAGATTCAATGAAAGCCGCCGATATTCTTACCCGTGTATTAGGTATGAGTAAGGGGATGAATCCTGAATTAGAGGCCGCTCAATTGCGTAAGGTTAACGCAGAAGCCGAGATTGCTAGAGCTAAGGCCGACATCTTGACTGGCAAAGAGAATGGCACTGATAGGACGGTGATCGTTGATGACATCTAATGAAATTAAACTATCGTCATTAGTCCAACCGCATTTCAGACGAATGTGGCGTTCAAATGCGTCGTATTTTGTGTTAAACGGTGGCCGTGGCTCGTTTAAATCATCTACAGTTAGTCTGAAGCTCTGTGTAATGATGAAGAAACAGACGCAACAAGGTCATAAGGCTAATGTGATCATCATTCGTGAGAATGCGACTAACTTACGTGATTCGGTATATGAACAGATTATTTGGGCGTTAGGCATGTTAGATATGACTGATGAATTTATCTGTCGGACAACACCACTTCGAATCTTTCACCGGCGGACCAAGTCAACGTTCTACTTTTACGGTGCTGACAAACCCGAACGCCTGAAATCAAACTCAGCTCGTGATGTCATAGCAATCTGGTACGAAGAGGCTGCTAACTTTAAGGGCCCAGAGGTGTTCGACCAATCTAACCCAACGTTTATTCGTCAAAAGTCGCCTTATGTTGATAAAGTGCCAGTATATTACACTTATAACCCGCCCAAGAATCCTTATGACTGGATAAACCGCTGGGTAACACAGCAAGAACTTAATCCTGATTGTTTGGTTGATAAGTCGACTTACCTTGATGATGAGTTAGGATTTACAGTTGACCAACAGCTTGCGTTGATTGAGCAATACAAAAAGAATGATCCAGACTATTATCGCTGGTTGTATCTAGGCGAAGAAATCGGACTAGGCACTAATATTTACAACATGGATCTATTTCACGTTGTTAACAAGCTAGACAGCGGCGACCCGATATTGTATATGGCGTTTTCAGTCGATACAGGCCACGCCCAATCGGCAACAGCGCTCACGGCTTATGGTATTACTGCTAAGTTAAAAGTTTATGTGCTGGATACCTTTTATTATTCGCCGGCACACCAAAGTGTTAAAAAAGCGCCGTCACAATTAACCAAAGAGATTCATGATTTTATTGCTAAAACATTGAAGCAATATCCGAATGCGCAAGTCATTAAGCGGACGATTGATTCAGCTGACGGTGCAATGCGCAATCAATATTATTATGATTATCGTGTGCGGTGGTCCCCAGTAAAAAAACTGGAAGAAAAAGATATGATCGATTATCCACAGTCGTTATTAGCTCAAGGCCGTGTGTTTGTGTTAGATGTACCAGGTAACAAGATATTTCTTGAAGAACACCGTAAGTATCAGTGGGACGAAAAAACTGTGCAGTCAGACAAGCCGAGGGTTATTAAAGAGGACGATCATACCTGTGATAATTTTAAATATTTCTGTTTGTCTAACGCTAAGTTCCTCAATCTCAAAGTATAGGAGGTGGTGCAATGGGACTGATTGACCGTATCAAAAACATGTTTCGGAAAGGAGGTGCTGCCATGGGAGTTATCCAATCATTAGGCAGTATTACAGATCACCCTAAAATTAATATTGACCCCGAAGAATACCGCCGAATCGACATTGACCGGCGGTATTTTAGTGGCAAATTTAAAGATATCGTTTATCGCAATACTTATGGTGATCAAAAGCAGCGACCGTTTATTACGCTAAACATGATGAAACTTGTTGCACAACGGTTTGCAAGCCTGCTGTACAATGAGAAAAGCACGATTACAGTCGAGACACGTAAGCCTAAGACTGATGATAATGGCGAGAAAATAACATATGACGAGCCAGACAAGGCTAATGTATTTGTCCAAGGTGTACTAGACTCAAACGATTTCGATAAGAATTTTGAGCGTTATCTTGAGAGTTGTGTTGCTATGGGCGGACTTGCAATTAGGCCGTACGTTGATATGAGTACCGGCGAGGTCAAACTCTCGTGGGTTCAGGCACCTAATTTCTTTCCGCTAAGGTCAAATACTAACGATATTACTAGTGCCGCAATCGCTACACCAAGTCAGCAGGCCGAGAACGGCAAGACAGCTTATTACACACTGCTGGAGTTCCACGAATGGACGCCAGATGATTATGTCATTACCAATGAGTTGTATCGCTCAGAGGTCAAGGGTACAGTTGGCGTTAAGTGGCCGCTCAGTCAACTATACGAGGGGCTAGAGCCAGAGACTCATATCAAGGGGTTAAGTCGGCCACTGTTTATCTATCTCAAACCTGCAGGGTTTAACAACAAGAGCCTTGTTAGTCCACTTGGCGTTGGCGTATGTGATAACGCATTGTCAACGCTTAGCCAGATTAACGATACGTATGATCAGCTCAATTGGGAAGTTAAGATGGGTCAGCGACGTGTGGCAGTTCCCGACAGTATGGTTCGAGTTAACTACAATGAGGCAACTGGCAAGGTCGAGAAACAATTTGATGAGGATCAAAATACATTTTTATCAACCGGTAGTATGGACGACCCTAAAGTTACCGATTTGACCACACCTATACGTGGCCAAGAATATATCACGGTACTCAATCAACTACTTAAAACGTTGGAAATGCAAACAGGTCTATCAGTTGGAACATTCAGTTTTGACGGCCAGTCAGTAAAAACAGCTACTGAAGTAGTTAGCGAAAACAGCATGACCTATCAAACGCGCAATAGCCACCTAACAATGGTTGAACGAGCGGTTCAGGAGCTTGTCGTTACGATTTGTGAGTTAGCGCAAGCTACTGATTTTAATGGCAACAAGATTTACACCGGCACAATTCCAACAATTGATCAGGTCAGTATTGATTTCGACGATGGTATCTTTACCGATAAAGGCGTCAATGCTGATTACTGGATTAAGCTAGAGGCAGCGAAGATGTGCCCTAAATGGCAAGCGGTCATGCATATCTTAGGTGTGACCGAGACCGAGGCCAAGCGTATGGTTGTGGAAATCAACGATGAAACAATTGACCAAACACCGCCAGAAACTAACCCAATGTTTGACCCGACTAGTGATGATAGTAGCAGTAAAGACGGTGATTAGTTATGAAGACTTCACCACACCAGCTTGATTTAGCAACCAGCCAAATACAAGATGTTTATCAAGCACTCGAGCAAGAGATATTTGAGATGTTTTGCGACCGGCTGAAATCTAAGGGCTTGACTGAGGATAATGTGTTACAGTGGCAGACTCAAAAATTAGGCGAGTTACATTTGGTAAATAGCGAGACCATTAAACTGGTGTCTAAGGCAACTGGTATCGCTAGGCCGCTAATTGCTAAGCTATTTAATGATTTGGGCGTCCAAGTTTATGAGGACTCAGTTAATCGGATTAAGCAAGACAAGGGGTCCGCTAGCTCAACTAATGTAATTGATGCGGTTATGAGTGGCTATGTTAAGCAGATCTTTTTAGATTTGGATAACAACGTCAACCAGACGCTTATCACTACCAATTTTGGCGAGCATACGCCAGTTACTGATACTTATCAGCAGATTATCAAGGAGACAACTGGAAAGGTCATAGCAGGCCTTAAAACGCCAGATAAAGTATTAGCTGAAACCGTATATAAATGGCGTGATGCTGGTTTATTGTCCGGCTTTACTGACAAGGGCGGCCATCATTGGACGATTGATAGTTATGCACGGACTGTTATCGGTACGACAGCTAGTCGTGCATTCCAAGCGGCGCGTGATCAGGCTGCGGAGGATAACAACATCGACACATTTGTCATGAGCAGTCACCCAGCAAGCCGGCCAGCCTGCGCACCAATTCAGGGTAAGCTAGTAACGACACAGCCGAATGGCTTTTATGCTGCCGACGAGTGGTTTGAGCCATTAGACAATCATGGATACGGAAGCCCCGGCGGCACGTTTGGCATTAATTGCCGTCACATTAAGTGGCCATATATTCCCGGTGTTAACAGCAATAATCAGCCACAATATGATGCTGCTATGGCGATTAAAAATGGCAATATTCAGCAAAAGCAGCGTGGCCTTGAGCGTGATGTTAGACGATACAAAAACATGCAGCAGCTGGCTACCGACCTAGAAGATGATATCGGAGTTAAAAAATATAGTCAGCTAGTTCGTGGTCGTCAGGCAGCACTCAGGCAGTTAGTCAATCAAAATGGCTTTTTAGCAAGAGATTACTCAAGGGAAAGATCGTTTGGTTATTCATCACGAGAAACCTCAATAATCAAGAAGCGTTCCTCTGTCAATGAGCAAATGTTCAACAGACATATTGTTAATACACATGAGTATGTAGATCACTGGAAAAACCTGTATAATAAGGCTGTAAAGCGTGCTGCTAAGTCTGGCAAAGATACCAGTTTAGTTAAACACTATTCACCAAGCGAGCTATTTATTACAGAGAAAAAAGCAAGCGAACTTGTTAGCCAGTACGGGATATTAGATTTAACTACTAGAACAAGATCGTTTGAGCACACTAGTAATATTGGCATTTATGTTGATGAGAAAACGGGCGAAAGATTACCAACAAGATTTGGTTTGATCGTCTATCGAAAAAACGGCTTTCACATTCGACCGCTTGATCCAAGAAAGGAGCATATTAATGACTGATAAAATTGATATTAACGATTTCTATGACTTAGCCACTCATGTGGAGAGCCACTATGCTAATGTGCTTCTTAAAAGTGGTCGAAAGTTCAAAAACGTTTATATAGAGGTAGTTGATGAGTTCGACGAAGGTCCGGGAATCGTTATGAATGTACACGGTAAAATGATTGATGCGGTTGCTCCGGAGATTGAATCTATTGAAATAATTGATTAGCACTTGCAAACATTGTAAGTGCTATTTTTGTACCTGAAATTAACAAATTCGACCTAAGTATGTCGGTAAACTGCTTATTTTTTATACCCAATTCGCGGTCGTACCGCGTCAAAAAATACGTGAGGGAGACGCAAAAAATGAAAAGAGAAGAATTAAAGGCTGCAGGTTTATCAGATGAATTAATTGAAAAGGTCATGGCAATGCATGGCGCGGATATTAATGAGCTAAAAGGTCAGATCACTCAGCTTGAAACTGAAAAAGGCAGTTTGAATGACCGAATCAGCGAAAGTGATAAGCAGATGGAAGCCTTGAAGAAATCTCACAAAGGGGATGAAGAGCTCCAGAAAGAGATTGATAAGTTGACGGCTGATAACAAGGCCAAAGACGAGGAAATGACTAAACAGCTAACAGAAGCCAAGATTGGTTATTTGACAGAGCTTGGCTTGACTAAGGCTGGCGCCAAGAATATCAAGGCCACATCAGCCTTGCTAGACAAGACTGCATTGTCGCTCGACAAAGATGGCAACGTTTCTGGGCTTGATGACCAGATTAAGGCTTTACAGGCCGGGGATGATACTAAGTTCTTGTTTGGCGATGTGGCAGAACCAGCTAAACCAAACACACCAACAATTACGGTTGCTGGTAATCCAACGCCAAATGGTAGTGAAACACAAAAGACGATGGTAGAAAAAATTCAAGAAAGATTAGGAGAAAAATAATATGACAGTAGTTTTAGACAGCAAAGACCTTGCAACAATTGACCAAGAATTGCGTGCTGGGTCACAGGTTTGGGACGTTTTAACACAAGGAGCCAAGAGTATTACTGCAGCCGATTTTGTCGGTGCCAATGAGGTACGTGTTAACAAGATGTCCGGATTTGTGGACGCAACTCAATATAAGCGTAATGCTGATAACGAGCGCCAGCAAATCAGTATTGAAAAAGAAACGGTTAAGCTTACTCACGAAGATTGGTTTGGTTATGACGTTGACCGTTTAGACCAATCAGAAAGCGCAGCATTAACAATTAACAACATTGTTACGGAACACCGGCGCTTAATTACTATTCCACATCGCGATAAGGTAGCAGTTCAAGCGTTGTTTGATAATAATGGCAAAAAAGTCGGAGATACAATCACTTCGGACAACGTGCTAGAAGCCTATGATACAGCTGAAGAATACATGACTGATAACGAAATCGGTGGTGGCTATGTGATGTTTGTTTCTGCCGCATTTTACAATGCATTGAAGAATGCTAAGGGCGTTTCTAAGTCGTTTACCACTAATCAAATGGCTATTAATGGTATTAATCGCACCGTTGCGCAACTTGATGGTGGCGTGCCAATCTTAAAGGTTGCTAAAAACCGCTTAGTTGGTACTAGCATTAAAGATACAGTTAACTTTATCTTGACACCATTAACTGCGATTGCACCAATTATCAAGTATGGCACAGTTGACACTATCAGTGCTGATTCTGATCGGTCTGGCTATCGTGATACTATCAAGGGCTTAGACTATTACGATGCAATTGTATTCGAAAATGCTAAAAAGGCAATTTATATTGGTGCAACACCGGCAGTGGCGGTGGGTTAATCATGGCAAAGTTTAAAGTATTAAATAAATTTCGTGATATCGAAACAAAGAAAATCTACGAACCCGAATCAGTGATTGAATTAACTGTTAAGCGGTCTGAAGAGGTTGCCCAAAATCTAGATGACACCTATCTAGAACGCGTCAAGGAAGACGACGTCAAGGCTGAAAAACCAGTCGCTGAACCTGATAAAGGTGAAGATAAGGAGCAATAGCTATGGCATATATCACACAGCAAGAATATGTGACTGCCATGCATGTTATCGAGGCGCCTAATGGATTCGATGAGCTCCTTGAATTAGCCAGTATGTACGTCGATGACGCAACAAATGACTATTACCAGTTCAACAAGATTGATGATGACAAGTTTACATTGCGGGTATTTCGTTTTAAGCGTGCGGTGATGTTCCAAATTAAATATATGGCTGATACCGGCTATAAAACACAGCGTGATTATCACAATGCCCAAGTGCAATCAACTAGCCAGTCAATCGGCAAAACGTCAGTCAGCCGCACGTTTAGCAGCTCAAATGCCAATGAGAGCGGCGGTATATTGTGTGACGAGGCGCTGAAGTCGCTTGCTGGCGTTGGACTGACCTATCGAGGAGTGATGCATGTATGATGGGCGGATTATTAACGATTGACCCCAATTGGCTGGTGCACTCGATTATTGTTTATCCAAAAATAGGTGAAGATGATTACAATGCCCCGATTTATGGTGAGCCAGTGACTTATGATCATGTCCGGATGGATCTAACCAAACAGTACGTTGGTACAGGTGGAGACAGGCAGTTAACTGCTAATGCGACAGTCTTTTTATTTGCTCAATTTACTACCAATTTCCCAGCTGATATTGATGACAAGTGGCTTAATGCAAAGGTTGTTACATTTGACAAACACAGTTATCTAGTTTCTAATTGGTCATTACTATGCCAGCCGGAGTCAGCCGCACCATTCTCAATCGAATTGGAGTTGATTTAATGAGTAATGTTTCACTTGGTGTTAAAGTTGATAGCTCACGATTAATGCGCAAGCTTAATCCTGTAGCTTTTAAGCGAGGTCGATTTGCATTAGCGACTCAGGCTAGCGCCGATATGAACCAATTTGTACCAATGAAAGAAGGCTATTTACGTAAGTCTAATATAATTCCAAGAGATGGTTCATATATTGAGTACACCATGCCGTATTCCAGCCGTATGTTTTACGGTGATCCTGGTTGGCAGTATACGACCCCTGGCACTGGGCCGCGTTGGGATAATGTTGCTAAAGCTCGATATATGGGGAATTGGAAACGGGCGTTCGTGAAAGGAGCTGGGCTTAAATAGATTTTCCAGAGCAGTTAAAGAAAGCTATTGTGGCGCTTAATTTGCCGATTAAAACTAAGCTGGCAGTCCCAGGCACTGATGAGGGCGCGTTCCTTTATGCGGTGCCAGGAGGTCAAGTTATTAGCGAAGATATGGCAGGCAATCTCGATAAAGAACTAAATTACGAATACACAATCAAGTCAAAGTCGGCTGAAAAAGCTAATGACCAATTGTGGCAAGTGACTAGCTTTATCGAGGAGTTAAGTAGCCTACCGAGCGCCAATAATAGCTATCAATTTGAAGATATCAAAGTAACCAGTCAGCCGAGCCAGTCTAAAGCAGATGAGCAAGGCTATTTTTATTGGCTTGTAAGCTTACAAGCGAGATTAACGATTTTTAAGGAGGAAAATAATAATTGAAAAATAAAAACGCGCTACGTAAACATTTTGTCGCACCTTGGACGTCTGACGACAAGAAGCCTTCCGAAGATGACTATTTGCCATTAGCGGCTAATATCCAATCGATCGAAGATGATTCTGATGAAGATACAGAAGACTCTGGATTTTATGACGGTGATGGTAGCAAAGAAACGACTATTAATGGCCGTACTGAAAAATGGAAGGTATCTGGGTATAATGATCCGGACGATAAGGCTCAAGCGTTGATTGCTGGAATGCGCCGCAATACAACTGATGACGGTCGTAAATTGTGGCACAAGATTGTCAATGTCAACGGCGAAATTGATGAGGGTATTGCTAAAGCCATGGATATCAAAGCGGGCGGTGGTGACGCCACAGACTACGAAGCGTTTGAATGCAGTCTGAATTTTGTCAGCACACCAACAGTTACACCAAAAGATACAACGCCAGCAGTTACACCCAAAGACGCAACGCCAGCAGGCTAATTAAATATTAACGATTAAGGGGCGGTGAACTATGTTTCGCCGTCCCTTATTTTTTAGGAGGAAACAAAATTGACAGAAAAACTAATTCTTGATTCCAGCATTATCTCTATCCCAGTCGGTGTCCGCTCCAAGAAAGATCCTAATAAGATCATTGATTTTACGCTTAATTATGACATGAGTGATACAGCCATTTCTAAGCTTGGAACTGAACGGAAAACGATTGAAAAGCAACTTGCTCAAATCGGTAAGGAATACGGTAATATCACCGAAGATAATTTAAATGAAGACAATTTTGCTGACGCTTTACACATGATCGTTGCCAAACTCAAAACGCTATTTGACCAAGACTTTGGTGCTGGAATGTATGACAAAATTTCTAGCGCCAGTGATGGCAATAGCTTTTTCAACATGTTTGAGCTATATAGCAAAGCTCAAGATATTATCCAACAGAAAATTAACGATAAGTCAAAGCGATTTCAGAAAAGGTCTGATAACAAAAAGCAGAAATACCTCAAAAAGCATCATAAATAGTGAGGTGGTCTAATGTTCCTACTTTATGAAGAATTACCGAGGAACGTTGATTTAAGCGGTGTTAAATATGAATTGAATTTAGCTTTTGATAGTGTGTTATACGCATTAAAGGCAATAAGCGACCCTGATTTGACTGATAAAGACAAATTAGAGTCATTTTTAAACATCTTGATTATTGGACATCTTCCATCAGAGGACGTTTGGCTTGATTTATACGATCAAGTCATCAACTTGCTTTCTGATGCGAGTCCTGAAACAGCGGTGCCAACTGATCTGAATGGTAATCCGATAAAAATAAAGTCTAATCAACCCAATATTAAGACTTATGATTCTGATTTTGATGCGCAGATGATATATGCAGCTTTTAAGCAGGCTTACGGGATTGATTTGATTGATCAGCAAGGTAAGCTGCATTGGTATAAATACCAAGCACTGCTTAATGCCTTACCTGAGAATACGATGTTTTATCAAGTCAGAAATATAAGAAACACTAACTTATCAGATATCAAAGACAAAGAACAGCGGCACACAATGGCTAAGCTCAAGGAGCAAGTGGCCTTGCCAGATGAATATGTAGAAAAGGAGGGCGATATGAGTGGCAGCTGACGGAACAGTAAAAATTTTGATCAACGCTGATGGCAGGAATGCTATTTCAACGGTTAAAGACTTAGCCACTGCAATGGGGCTAGTTAAGATTGCTGGTAAAGCATGGGATGTTGTTAAAGATTCTATGAGCGGTGCTATTTCACGGTTTGATACGCTGAATAAGTATCCAGTCATGATGAAAGCTCTTGGTTATGCGTCTGATGACGTCACTAAGTCAGTTAAAACTTTAAATGAAGGTATTGATGGATTGCCTACCAGCTTGGATAGTATTTCCAGTTCAGCCCAGCAATTAGCGCCATTAACTGGTGGTGCCGATAGTGCTGCCAAGTCAGCAGTTGCCCTCAATGATGCATTCTTGGCTAGTGGCGCTGGAGCCGCTGACGCAAGTCGTGGATTAGAGCAATATACTCAAATGATGTCTACAGGCAAAGTCGATTTAATGAGTTACCGGACGCTACAAGAGACCATGCCAGTATCCTTGCGCAAAGTTGCTAATGCCTTTGGTTATACCGGCAAGTCAGCTGAGAACGACTTATTTAAGGCTCTGCAGGGCGGTCAAGTGACTATGGATCAACTCAATGACAAATTTATTGAGTTGGATAAGGGCCAAAATGGGTTTGCCGACTTAGCACGTAAAAACTCTGTCGGTATCCAAACATCGATTGATAACGTCAAAACAGCTGTAGTCAAAGGTGTTGCTAGCTCTATCTCGGCTATTGACCAGGGACTGCAAAATGCAGGTGTCGGTAAGATTGCAACGCTGCTTGACTCGTTAAAGGGCGTTGTTAACAATACTTTCAAATCGGTAAACGGAGCAATTACTGGTGCCATTCCTGGTATCATTCAATCGTTCCAGCCGTTCCAGTCGCTAATTATGAATATAAAAAATCAAATGGCTCACATTGGAGACGGCAATAAGCTATCGAGTTTGTCAGCTATTTTTGATGGTGTGACCGCAACTGTTAAAGTCTTGATGAATGCGATTGCTGGAATTGCTAATGGTGCCTTTGTGGCACTGATTGGCGTTGTCGATAAAGTCGGTGGGGCGTTCAACAAAGTATTTGATAGTGGTTCAACATCAAAAATGTTTGGCGGATTGCAACAAGTTATTAACGACTTGGCGGCAGCGGTTGAAATTGCATTCGGCAAGATTGGCGATGTTATTGAAGCAGTACCTTGGGAACAAGTTTTTACGGCCGCTAAAAATGCAATTAATGGTTTTGTGACCGTCTTAAAAACTGTATCTGGGATTCTTAAGTCAGCGCTAAATAACGATATAGTTAAATCATTTGGTGTAGCAGTGGCTGCGATGTTTGTTGCGTTTAAGGGTTATAAAGTTGTTACTTCGGCGGTGGCCAGCATTACGGGTGTTGTTGGTACTGTAGGTAAGGCAGTTACAGCAATGAAAGAAATGGGTGGCGCCGTTAGTGCGTTGAAGACTGGCTTTAGCATGATTACCGGATTTATGGGTCCAGCCGGGTGGATTGTAGCCGGAATTGCAGCGGTGACTGCGGGACTAGTATTCTTCTTTACGAAAACGAAAACCGGCCAAGAGTTGTGGAAAACATTCGTTACTTGGCTAAAAGACGCCTGGCAAAATTTATCAGACGTTGCTACTGCAGTTTGGTCAGCAATCACCGATGCCTTTAGTGGTGCAGTTGATGGTATTAAATCAGCCTGGTCGTCAGTTACTGATTTCTTTAGCGGATTATGGTCGAGTATTTCCAACGGTGCCGGTGCGGCTGCCGATGGCGCTAAATCAATCTGGAGCGGACTTGGCGATTTCTTTTCAAGTTTATGGCAAGGCATTACTGGTACGGCCACCACTGTTTGGACTGGTATCACTGACACACTATCCAGTGTTTGGCAGGGAATCGTTCAGGTCGGCCAGAATCTCTGGGGGACGTTTGGTGATTCGTTAACGCAAATCTGGAACGGGATAGTGCAGGTAGCTCAATCAGTCTGGGACTTACTTAAGTCGGTTATTATGGCCCCGATTCTTTTAATTGTTGATCTCATCACTGGTAACTTTGGCCAAATTGCAACTGATATGTCGATGATCTGGCAACACATTGTGGCAGATGTTCAGGGCATCTGGACAGGGTTAACAACGTATTTTAGTGGTGTGCTAAGTTTTATTGGCACATATTTCAGCACTATTTGGACCGGTATTTCTACGTTTGCAATTTCCATTTGGACAAACATTTCAAACTTTTTCATTAATATCTGGAATGGAATTGTATCAGGCGCTCAAGCCATTTGGCAGGGGCTTTTGTCGTTTTTGATTAACCTGATGATGTCAATTTACACTGGTGTCACTTCAGCGTGGAACAATATTAAATCAGGAGTCATTAATGCTGCTAATGCAATTAAGAATGGTGCAATCAATGCCTGGAACGCAATGACTACTGGTATTCAAAACTTTGTAAACAACCTTCGCTCTTGGGTTCCGGCTCAATGGAATGCCATGAAAGCTAACGTTGTCAATATTGCTAACGGAATCAAATCCGGTGCAATCAATGCCTGGAACGCAATGACTTCAGGCGTTAAGCGAATTGTCGGCAATATTAAAAACGCGTTTAATGTTTTGCGCCATTTTGATTTAGGCGCAGCTGGTCGAGCTATCATGGAAAGTTTCCATAAAGGATTAACTGACGCTTGGGGCAAAGTTAAAAAGTTTGTCGGTGGTATTGGCGACTGGATCCGGAAACATAAAGGCCCAATCAGCTATGATAAAAAGCTCTTAATTCCAGCTGGTAATGCAATTATGAACGGCTTAAACAAAGGGCTAGCTAAGTCATTTGAGAGTGTTAAGACAACAGTATCCGGTATGGCGGATAAATTAGCGGATGACGTTAATTCTGCACTTGACGTTTCCAAATTTGGCAATACCTCACTTACATTTGCCGCTACCGTACCAACGGCTGAAACTTTGACTGCTAGTGGTTTTAAACAATTGCCTAGTAGCTCGACAATCAATAATTACACGACAAATAACGCCGGCTCAAGTAATCGAGATGCAACGCTAGAAATTCACGTACACGCCAACATTGGCCAACGAGAATTAGTCAATGAGATTGCTGATCCAATCAGGGTCAAACTTGACCAAATTGCTAAGCAGCAACGTCGACTAGGCGGATATAGATAGGGGGACAAAATGAGTGCAGTAACATTTAATGGATATGATCTATCAAAGTTAATTAAAGTACACTGGGACATTGATCCCGAAATCTTGCCGGCAGTCGATGACCGTACAACCACAGTAGGCGACCGTAATGGGTCGCTTTTTTTGCACCGTCGAATTGGTGAGCGTGTCATTACTATGGGTTACACGATGCTCAACGCTGATGAGGCTAAACGCCAAGAACTAACGCGGGCGTTGAATGTCAGTGAGCCCAAACAACTTATTTTAGGCAAGCAGCCTGACCGATATTACATGGCAATGCCAAAGGGCGATATCTCACGTGGTACCAAAGGCTGGAACGACTGGTCAACAATCGACTGGATAGTATATGAGCCATACGCCCACTCGTTAGCCACGCAGACGGCTGACAACAAGCCATACAAGGACGTGCCAGTGAACCTGCTTACCGATTCTGGGTTTGAATCAGGAAATGTCCCAGCAAACTATGCTTGGGGTGACGGTAAATTGCTTGATAGGGGTTTACGTGTATGTGGGGAAGCTGAAACACTCCCATCACCAATGAGTAAATTCATGCTTCAAGTTGGAAATTATAGCTCGGATTCAACGTTGCAACAAGACCAATATGCTTATTATCCAATCACACCTGTCATTATAAAAAATGGCGAAACGTGGACATATAGCTACTACTACGCAACTGCAGGTTCAGCAACTGGACAAGCGTCTGACTATTTGATGCTAGACGATATAAATCCACTTTTTGCCTTGTCAATGGGGCATGACGCACGGAATAACTCTGGAGGTCAGACTACTTGGCATCGATTTGTAAAAACGTGGACAGCGGACAGAGACGTCACAGTAACCGCTTTGCGCTTTGGCTTTATTAAAACATCAGCGAGTCCGGGCTGGCTATGTATTGATAACATTAAATTAGCAAAAGAGCACACCGCTTCTCCATGGTCACCTAACCCAGCTGAACCTGAATACTATTCCGAAACAATCACGCTCACTAACAACGGCACAGTGCCAACACCTTTACACGTTACTGCTGAGATGAGGTCTGACAATGGTTTTTTAGGGCTTACGTTAGACGACAACCCGCCATATCAAGTCGGTAACCCTGATGAGATTGACGGTGTGATGTATGACCCATCACAGATGTTAGTGCCAGATATGCCAGCGTTAGCTGAGTATGCAATCAATGACGCCAAATATCAGGTTATCCCGCCAAGTCAGGGTGTCATGAAGCAACAGGGCTCACTTCAGCAGACGTCTGATAAGCATATCAGTGCTAAAGACTTTGGCCCAACGCCGTCAGTCAAAGGCCCACGGGGACCAGCAATGATATATGCCTTGCCAGCCGATAATGAGGGCAATAAAGGTGCTAAAAATTGGACTTTTCGCGTCCATGATGGCTTTGGGTCGTTGCGTAATAAACCGCGCGATGTCGGTCAGATTTGTGCCACTGTCTTGGATATCAATGGCAAGTCGATTGCGTCAATTATCATGGCTGATTTATCTCGAACCGGTAACGAGTTTTTACTAAGATTTGACGTCAACCAAAAACAAGTCCGCCTACAGCGCATGACGTGGAAAGACTGGGACGGCTCAGGGTTTACCACCCATTACTATATCCGTAAATCCGGCAATCAGTTTACTTTCGGCTGGGCACGTGACCCTAAATCTTACACATACGTGTGTGACGAGTTAGCTGACACCGAGGCTTATTATGTATCATTTAGCTTTTTAAAGTGGATGGACGTTCCCACACCAGCTTATTACGGCTTGGTTAACTGGAATTTCCGTAAGGACATGGTCGACGAATTTAAAAACCTGCCTAACTACTTTACTGACGGTGATTTAGTCAACTTGGATAGCAAGACTAATACACTGACAATCAATGATTATCCTGACTGGGACAGGGTTGATATTGCGTCCGAGCCACTACTACTGCAACCGGGTAAGTCAACACTAGGTATCGTGTACTCAACGTTTGCTAAGCCGCCAAAAGTGACGGTTGATTTTGAGGAGAGGTGGCTATAATTTGCGCTGGAATATTTTAGATCGTAACATGCATATCTTGCTATCGCCTGACACTAGAGCTGATGCAAGTCTGCCAATCTATCACGACAAGCAGACAATTGAGTTAAAAAATAACTGCGCTATCGGGACTTATGATTTTACAGTTAATCAACAAGACCCAGACGCTAAAGTTTTACAGTTAGGTAATTACATCAGCTTTGTTGACAAGTACGGTAAGACACGGCTTTACACGCTGATGTCGCACGACGGCGACGAATATGAGCAAACGTGGCATGCAGAAGATATTGGCCTTGACCTGATTAATGAAGTTGCTGACAAGTGGAAATACAATGAGCCGCATAGTTTTGCATGGTACGCCGAGAACTTATTGCTTTACGATTCTGGCTGGTCTATCGGTATTAATGAGATTAGTAACTTAACGCGATCGTTAACGTTTGACGGTCAATCAGATAGTGTCTTAACACGATTAGGTGACTTAGCCAATCAGTTCGATGGTGCCGAGATTGATTTTGAGGTTGAAATGAGCGGTTCAGCAGTCACCAAGCAAGTTATCAACGTATACAAAAAGCTAGGATCAGACTTGACTCAACAACGTTTTGTGGACGCAGTAAATCTTAAGGCGCTGACAAACAACGGCTCAATCAACGATCTACGCACTGCAATGATAGGGTATGGCTCAACACCTGACGATGCGGGCGAAAACGCGGAGCCTATCACGTTTGCCAATATCGAATATGACGACGGTCGTTACTTTACCCTTAAGGGTGACAAGACGGTTTGTGACCGAGTTGCGGGCCAAACATGGGCGAGAGCCGGCGCGTTTGACGCGACTAACAAAAATGCTTTAAAAGGCTATATTGTCGGTATTTATACGTACGAAACTAAAGACGCAAACGAACTTTTAAAACGCACAATAACTAATTTAAAAACGGTCAATGAGCCGCAAATTGGTTATGAAGCGGATTTATTAGACTTGCAAGCTGATATTGGCGACACAGTGCAAATCGCACATCGTCAATATAACCCACCAATTTATTTGTCCGCACGAGTCCAAGAGGTCGAGAACTGTTATACCGAGGCTGGGCAAGATACTGGCAAACTTGGCAATTATCAGATTCTAGAGTCAAATATTGACCCTCGTATCACGGATATGATCAGCAAGCTAGCAACTCAAAAAGCTAGCTATATTTGGTTACGTTATGCGGATGATGACAAGGGCAATGGTATGAGTTACTTGCCAACCGGCAAAAAGTATTATGCGATGGTTACCTCAATCGGTTCAGCGACGCCTAGTGATGATCCTGCTGATTATGCAGGCCACTGGATAGAGTTAGCCAAAGACGGTACACCGGGTAAAGCCGGTGCTGATGGTAAAACGCCGTACTTTCACACCGCTTGGGCTGATAGTGTAGATGGTAAGACTGGATTCAGCACAACGGATTCAGCTAACAAGTCATATTTGGGTACTTATGCAGACTTCACACAAGCTGGAAGCACTGATCCATCCGCCTACACTTGGAGTCTGATTAAAGGTGCTGATGGCAAAGACGGCGCTAATGGCAAGGACGGTGTAGCTGGTAAGGACGGTCTAGGTATAAAATCAACCGCTATTGCTTATCAATTAAGCTCAAGTGGCACAACCACACCAACTGGGACATGGTCAACCACTGTACCTACTTTAACTAAAGGTCAGTATCTTTGGACAAGAACCACGCTAACCTATACGGATAATACTACTAAGCCTGTTTATTCGGTTTCCTACGTTGCCAAAGACGGTAACAATGGGTCAAACGGTATTGCAGGTAAAGACGGCGTAGGTATTAAGAGCACAGTTGTTGAATACGTTGGTTCTACTAGCGGTACTACTAATCCTACTAGTGGCTGGACAGCAACAATTCCTAGTGTTCCTGGTGGTCAATACTTGTGGACGAGAACGACTTGGACTTACACGGATAACACCACCGAGCAGGGATTTATTCCTACCTTAATGGGTGCTAAAGGTGATAAGGGTGACCCAGGTAGTGACAACGTACCTTATGCGTATACACAAACGTCCACACCATCGTCACCTAAGCCGAAAGAAAATGACATCTGGTTTGTTGGGACTAACTGGCAAAACGCTAGTGCTATCAAGCGATACGTTGGGGGCACGTGGGTGACGGACAACTTTTCTCAGGCTGTTTTAAATATCAAGCAGCTCAATGCCGTACAGATTAACGGGTCAACGATTAGTGGTTCGATGTTTGTAAATAATTTTGATTTTTATGATGGAACTATGCATTACGTTGGTAGCATGAATATTGGTAATGCTAATTACACCGTTAATTACGATTTAACCGAAACGGGCGTGGACGACAAAAACGGTATCTTATCAATTTCTCCGCAAAGATTTTCCAACGCCATTTACCGAGGTAAAAGTACAGCGTCGCCAAAGATATTGGATACAAGTGTTGAGTTGTTTGGCGACACTTTGCAATTTGTCAAAAACACTAGTACCACAAGCTCACCTGTTTATCGCATTACCAATATGATGAGCGGCGATATCTATGATACTGGCTGGCAAAACCTAGTATTCATCGGTGGGGCAATTTCCAACCCGAAAGACCCTGCTGGCATTAGACGTATTGGTCGTACTGTATTTTTGCGAGGCTCACTTCGGTCGCCTAGAACTGCTGGCTATATCTGGTGTAATCTACCGCTGATTTTTAGGCCAACCGTAACGCAAAGATATACAGTTTTTGCTGAAAATAATAACCAATATCGGATGATTTTTTGGATCGCAAAAGACGGTAATATCCGCACGGAATACAACGAGGTTGACGCCAATTGGTACTGGTTATCAGGCATTAATTGGCAAATGGATAAACCAGATGAGGAGGGCTATTAATGCGCAAAGAGACTAAGACGATTTTTATCTATCCGACTGACGGGGTTTGGCAAGGACAAATGGAAGCTATCAACGATAGTGTTGATATCCCAGACGGATATACAGACATTCAGCCGCCGCAACCAGCCTTTAAAGTTAAATTTATTGACGGTAAATGGGTTGAGACTGCTACTGAGGACGAGATTAAATCAATGACGTTGAGTGACGATGATACTCCTGAGCCAACGCCTGAGCGGTTGATGATTGCCCAATTAACATTAAAGATTGCAAAGCTGGAGGCTAAAAATGAGTGATTATGATCAGGTTAAACTTTTTTACAGCTGGGGAATCAATATCAAGCCGTATGTGGGTCTGATGATAAGTGAGGATGAATACGAAGAAATTATAAAAAAGGGGGAATAGTTATTGCACACGTTTTTAGGGTTTACGATAGGCGAATGGGCGGCTATCATAGCGATCGTCAGCGGCGTGTTTGCTGGGTTGAATCATATGTTAAAGTCGTTCAAAGATTCAATCATGGAGCCGTTCAATGAACAGATGAACAATTTGTCCAAGTCAATTGATAAGCTGACGGAAAGCTCGGTTCATGAGCACCACGTCTTTGACCGTCGGCTTGATAAACACGACAACATGCTGGTTCGCCATGAAGCCGAGATTGGCTTTCTGTATGATAAAAATGGATTGAAACGGAGAAAAAACGATGAAGATTAATTGGAAAGTTAGATTGCTGAGCAAGAAATTCTGGTTGGCCATTGTGCCAGCTGTTTTATTGCTTTTACAAGCAGTAGCTACACCATTCGGTTATAAATGGAATTTTGCTGATTTGGGCGTGCAGCTAACTGGGATTATTAATGCCGCCTTTGCAGTGTTAACTATTCTTGGTGTGGTCGTTGATCCGACTACTGCCGGCGTTTCTGATAGCGCACAAGCATTGCAGTACGATAAATTGAAGGAGGACAAATAATGGTAGTTTACGATAAAACATATGCGTTAGGCGCTAATGAGGGCTCATCAGCACGTGCATCCAATCAGTACATCATTTTACATGATACTGGCAATGCCAACAACGTGGGCGCAAACTCCGCAATTAACGAGGCCAGCTATATGAAGCGCAACTGGCAATCAGCATATACCCACGCTATTGCTGGCTGGGATAGAGTCTATATCATCGGCGAGCCGGGTTATGTAGCGTATGGCGCTGGTAGTCCAGCAAATGAGCGGTCACCATTTCAAATTGAGTTAGCCCGTTACTCGGACCGTAATCTAGCGTTGAAAGCTTATGCCAACTGGATTAATGCGGCCCGGGAATATGCGGCTAAATACGGTATTCCACTCACTTTAGACGGTGCTGGTAATGGCGTTAAAACACACAAGTGGGTATCAGATAACTTATGGGGTGACCACCAAGACCCATATGCTTACTTACAAAGTATTGGCATTAGTAAAGCTCAATTAGCTAGTGATATTGCTCACGGCGTCGGCTCAACGGTATCAGCAAAGCCCACCACTCCGAGCGTTGCAAAATCTGCAACTGTCGCACAACCGGCCTATGCTTTACGTGCCTTAAACGCTAGTTGGTTACCTAACGTGGTCGGAAAAAACGACGTTAACAGTAATGGTTATGCGGGCGTTCCTTATCAAAAACACGACTATCTGACTGTATCCGTGCCGGGCGGTTGCCAATATCAAGTCCACATCTTGGGCGGTGGTTGGTTGCCTATGGTCAGTGGGTCTAATAAGGCTGACTTAGTTAACGGTGCTGCTGGTGTCGGTGGTAAAGTTATTGATGGTATCCGCATCAAGGGCAATCAGCATACCGTTAAATATCGCGTGCAAACAACGCAGCGGTCAGGTTGGCTTGATACAGTAACTAACTTAAGTGATTATGCCGGCTGGTACGGCGAGCCTATCGATCGATTGCAAGTCTGGATCTAAACTCGTCGATTTCGACTGGTTTAAACTGTTGACAAATTTTCATTAAAAAGGCAATCTATTAACATTGCACCACCTATGTAAACACCAAAAGTACGAGCTAATCCATTTAACGATTAAAGCCTATCTCTTAATTGAGGTGGCTTTTTTATTTTGCATTAAGAGATTGATATAATAAAATTATAGTGTGCTGTTGTATATAAAGAAGCTTTTAAAATCAGCTGAAAGTGTTGACTAAGATTGGTCAACAATGTATCATGAACTTGTAATTATTATCTCATGAGGAGGCTTCGATATGGCAACTAAAAGTTTTCAGACTGACTATAGTTTCAATACTAAGTCTAGTAGTAAGCTGATTGAAGCTATGGAAAAGTCAAAAAGAGTTACGCATAAAATTACGCAGCCAGTTGAACAAATACGTAGTAAGGAAGAGGTCAACATTTTTATTAGTTCACTTCTAGCTAGAAAGTAGGGCTTTGTATTGGTGCTTAAAGTCGTACAACTTCTAGACTTAATTGATTCAGATGAAATGCCAGATGAGGAGCTTAAAAAGCTCCTTTTTACGTTCGAATGTAAAACTGTACTTGGTGAAGAGAGTGACGTACAGTATTTTTTGAGAGAAAAAGCGGTTCAGTTTGACAAAATGGCATTGTCAAGAACCTATTTAGTTTTTTCTTCTTATCACGACAAACCATATATATGTGGATATTTTTCAATTACAATAAAGTCTTTGATAATCCCGAAGAGAGTTTTTGCTAAACTAAGTAATTCTTTAAAACATCGCTTGATGGGGATGGGACAAAAGACTGAGCAAGCTAATTATGAATGTAAGGGCTATCTTATTGGACAGCTTGGGAAAAATTATAGTGAGACAGCTAAAACGGCTGGAATGATTAGTGGTGACGACTTGCTTGAGTTGGCTTACGATAAGATTAGAGAAAGTCATAGAATGGTCGGTGGCAGAGTATTACACCTCGAATGTGATGATATTCCAAAGTTGAAAGACTTTTATTCCCGAAATGGGTTTGTTGAATTGGAAAATTATGAGTCAAAAAATGGATTACGTCTATTTGTAAAAACGATGGATAAAGTATTAAAGCATTCTTAGATTTCAAAACGTAGTTGCTTAGCCCATCTCATAGTTGAGGTAGGCTTTTTATTTGCAAACTCAATCTAACATCTCACTTAGACTTTGCAAATTTCGGCGATATTCTAAAAGTTTGCGTATATGTATGTGAGCGCCTGATTAACGCTCAGATTTTTGGTGGCCATCTTTTAGGGCAAGGGTGGCTGTTTTTATTTAGTTGCACGTTAGTTGCACAAAAGTAGCTAAATGCATTGTATACCAACGATACACGAATCTCTCCTTCTCCGTTATGATTTTTACAATGAATAACATTAGTGGTACAAATGCTTACATAACAAGCATTTGTACCATTTTTGTTTTACAGGGATATGCATAGTTTTGACAAAATGTGCAGTCAAAATGCAGTCAAAAAATGGCTCTTCGTCAACTGAAGTTGATAGAATATTTTCTAAGTAGTTAGACTAAAATTGGTCTAGCTGCTTTTTTCTATGCCCATTTTATCTTTCGTGGTTCATGTGACCACAGTATTTCTAATTTAATTCGATTAATGTAATTATTGTAATTTCTAAAGCCATAAGCAGTATTTTTGATCTTCTTAATTCGACCGCTAGTTGCCTCTAAGAAACCATTTGAATAAGATGAATCAGCAGCGTTTAGGACTTGGTGACGATACTTTTTAAAAGTTCGAACAGTTGTGTCTAGTGGCATAAGTAAAAAGATGTTCTGGTGGAAAATGTATTGCAGAATCAGTTGCTTTTAAGAACATGTTGCAGTAGTTAAAGTGCGTTTTATTTTTAGTCAAAAAATCATATGTCACCATCTCAAAGCGGAATTACGGTAAATTAATAGTCTGTTAGATATTACTCTGGCTAAAAACCAGCGATTGTCTAACAGACTATTTTGTGGTTATTTAGTTGTTAAATGGTTTTAACTTGTATGAGTTAAGCAGTTAGTACGTTGTTTATCTCAACCTGGTAATGCGTTAAAAGGGCAGTCTAAACCCTAGAGTAATGAGGACAATACCTTTAATACACCATCGTCATTATTAGAAACGGTTAAGTGTTGGGCGGCTTGTTTTACTATTGGTCGGGCATTGGCCATCGCATAACTATGAGGAGTCACTGTCAGCATACTTAGATCGTTTTCATCGTCACCAAAAGTCATGATTTCGTTGTTAGCAATCCGATATTTTTCTTGAAGTTGTTGGAGGCCATGAGCTTTGTTAACGCTGCGCTCGCTAATTAGTTGTGTATTGAAGCCTGCTGTTTGGCTAGCTAGACCAGGTGGGAGTAATTGCTGTAAAGTTTTAATTTTGCCATCAAAATCAACATGGTCGCTAAAAGTTATGCCGATACTGGTGATTTGGTCTTGCAATTTCTCTGGTGTGACGTTAACTAGCTCAGGAACACGTTGAAGATGGTTGTAATAGTGATAGGTCAAATCATAAGCAGCTTGGGAAATCCGTTGGTCTACGTAGGCCGATTTAACACCAACGACTAGATGTTCTGCAATATCAGTGGCGGCAAATTGTTGTTGAATCGCTTTTAAAATAACTGTGACTGCTTGAGTGGGCATGTCTTGAATTGAAAGTGGTTGTCCATGACTATAAACAACTGCACCATTCTGTGTCACAAAATCCATTTCCGTTTGAAACTCGGCGAACTGATCTTGCAGCCTTTGGTATTGCGAACCGCTGGCGGAAACGACATGAATATTTCGCGCACGTAATTTATTTAAAATTTGGCCAAAACGTTGATGATCATAAGTATTTTGATCGTTTAAGAAAGTGCCGTCCATATCAAAAGCAACTAGTTTAATTGTCATATCTTGCTCTCCAACCTCTATAAATAATTCAAATCATGATTAACCGTTATCATAACACTTTCCTTGTCCTAATAGGAGTTGCCCTGGCATTAAATCTAAAAAATTCAGGTTTCTGGTTCAATCAGATTATTTTCTTGCTTGGTTTGAGGCGCTGTCTCTGTCCAAATAGTTGAATTGTTGGCCTAAACAGATTAACTCCTAATAAAAGTCAGTCAGCAGGTCAAATCTTTTCTTATTAAATCAATTATTTACAAGTAGCTAGCTTGATTTACATTCTTATAATTTGATTAGTCTAAAAGTATAAAAATACTTGTAAATAAATTAATTAGCCGGATTTAAAATTGAAGTGCAACACCTAAATGACTAGACCAAAAAGGCCATGAAGACCTATTCTTATAGTTACCACAC